GCTTCTCGATTTGCGAAATGCGAATGGTCAGACTAAAAGTGGTATGTATGCCTTGTTTGTTCCAATGGAATGGAACATGGAGGGATTTATAGACATATACGGTATGCCGGTATTTAGAAAGCCATCATCCCCCGTGCGTGGGGTAGACGGAAACGACATCACCAACGGAGCCATAGACTATTGGGAGGCAGAGGTTGACTCACTTAAAAGTGATTCTGATGCATTGAATGAATTTTACAGACAGTTCCCACGTACAGAGAGTCATGCATTTAGGGACGAGAGCAAGTCTTCATTATTTAATCTAACTAAGATATATCAGCAGATTGACTACAATGACTCTTTGATTAAAGAACACCACACGACAAGGGGTTCGTTTCATTGGAGGGACGGGGAGAAGGACTCAAAGGTTGTGTGGACACCCGACAATAAAGGTAGATTTTTACTTAGTTGGATACCCAATAGTAACCTACAAAACAATATACACACCCTAAATGGGGTCAAGCATCCCGGAAACGAACACCTTGGGACCTTTGGCTGTGACTCCTACGACATATCCGCAGTTGTTGGAGGAAGGGGTTCTAATGGTTCATTGCATGGAATGACTAAGTACCACATGGACGAAGCACCCGTAAATCAATTCTTCTTAGAGTACATAGCCCGTCCACAGACGGCAGAAATATTTTTTGAGGAAGTTCTTATGGCTTGTGTGTTTTATGGTATGCCAATACTTATTGAGAACAACAAGCCAAGGCTACTGTACCACTTTAAGAACAGGGGCTACAGAGCCTTCTGCGTAAACAGACCCGACAAGCAGTACACAAAACTAACCAAGACCGAGCGTGAGCTTGGTGGCATACCTAACTCTTCAGAAGATGTCAAGCAGGCACACGCTTCTGCAATCGAGTCTTATATTGAGAAGTTTATTGGTATGGACTTAGCAGGCACGTACAGAGACCCCGATGAAATGGGCACAATGCCATTCACAAGGACTCTTGAGGATTGGGCAAAATTCGATATAAATGATAGAACAAAGTTTGATGCTTCAATTAGTTCGGGCTTAGCCATTATGGCAAATCAAAAACACGTATATTTACCTGAGAAAAAAGAATCGAAAATAAGTATTAATTTCGCAAGGTATACTAATAGCGGAAGCACAAGTCAACTTATTAGATGAAAGATGTAGTAGTTAATATATCAGCCACCGGCTTTCCGGGTCAGTTTGTGTCAGACAGCGAAAAGGCTACTGATGCATTTGGTCTTCAAGTAGGTCAAGCCATACAATACGAATGGTTTAGAAAGGACGGCAATCAGTGTAGGTATTATAGCCAATGGAGAGATTTTAATAGATTGCGTTTATATGCAAGGGGAGAACAGTCTGTACAAAAGTACAAGAACGAGCTTGCTATAGATGGTGACCTATCATATCTAAACTTGGATTGGACTCCTGTGCCTATCCTTCCAAAGTTTGTTGATGTAGTTGTTAATGGAATGTCTGACAGGCTTTTTAAAGTTAAGGCGTATGCACAAGACGCAATGTCTCAATCTAAGAGAAGCAAGTATCAGGATATGGTTGAGGGTCAAATGGCGGCTAAAGACGTATTAAATATAATACAGGAATCTACAGGGATTAACTCTTTTATGATGGACCCCGAAGAATTGCCTCAAACAGACGAAGAGTTGTCTTTATATATGCAGTTGAACTATAAGCCTGCAATAGAGATTGCGGAAGAGGAAGCAATCAACACAATATTTGACGAGAATCATTACCAAGACACACGCAAACGAATTGACTACGACTTGACAGTAGTTGGAATTGGTGTTGCTAAACACGAGTTTCTTCCCGGAGCAGGCGTTCAGGTTTCATACGTTGACCCTGCTAATATAGTTTACAGCTACACAGAAGACCCATTCTTTACTGATTGTTTTTATTGGGGAGAGATAAAGACCCTTCCTGTAACTGAGTTGATGAAGATTGACCAAACGCTTACTCGTGAGCAGTTGGAAGAAATCTCAATGTACAGTCAAAGTTGGTACAACTATTACAACGTAGCTCGTTTTTATGAGAACAGTTTGTTCTATAGGGATACCTGTACATTACTTTACTTTAACTACAAGAGCACTAAGAAGATGGTGTACAAGAAAAAAATTCTTGAAAATGGTGGAAGTCGTGTAATTGAAAAGGATGACCAATTTAATCCTCCTACTGAAATGATGGAAGAGGGTAAGTTCGAGAAGATGGAGAAGACCATTGATGTATGGTATGATGGTATCATGGTAATGGGAACAAACATTATTCTTAAGTGGGAACTGTCTCAGAACATGGTTCGTCCAAAGTCAGCATCTCAACACGCACTACCAAACTACGTAGCGTGTGCTCCACGTATGTACAAAGGTGTTATTGAATCATTAGTAAGAAGAATGATTCCTTTTGCTGACTTAATTCAGATAACACACCTTAAGCTACAACAAGTCATTGCTCGTACTGTGCCTGATGGTGTATTCATTGATGCCGATGGGCTTAATGAAGTAGACTTAGGTACAGGAAACGCTTACAATCCCGAAGACGCTTTACGTCTTTACTTCCAAACAGGTAGCGTTATTGGTCGTAGTTATACGGGAGACGGTGAGTTTAATAACGCAAGGGTTCCTATTCAGCAGCTTACGTCAAATTCAGGGGCAAGCAAGACCCAAATGCTTATAGCTAACTATAATCATTACATGGACATGATTAGGTCCGTAACGGGGCTTAATGAGGCAAGGGACGGCTCAACGCCTGACCCTAATTCCTTAGTTGGTGTTCAAAAACTTGCAGCACTTAATTCAAATACAGCGACTCGTCATATCCTTGAAGGAGGTCTTTATATATACAGGTCATTGGCTGAGGCTTTGACTTATAGAGTTGCAGACATATTAGAGTATGCTGACTTTAAAGACGACTTTGCAAACAAGATTGGTAAGTACAACGTATCTATACTTAACGACATTAGCGACTTGTACGTGTACGACTTTGGTATATTTATAGAAATCTCTCCTGATGAAGAGCAAAAAGCTCAACTTGAAGCCAACATACAGATGGCTTTGTCTAAGGGAGACATTAATCTTGAGGACGCAATTGACATTCGTGAGATTAAAAACCTTAAGCTTGCCAATCAGCTCCTTAAAATGAAGCGTATTAAGAAGCAGGACAGAGAAGAAAAGATGGCTATGCAGCAACAGGCTATGATTTCTCAGCAACAATTAAAGTCTCAAGAAATGGCAGGTCAGGTTGCTATGCAAAAAATACAGGCAGAGACTCAAGCCAAAATGCAAATAAAACAAGCTGAGGCAGCATTTGATATTGAGAAAATGAAAAATGAAGCTGAGTTCAAAAGAATGTTGATGGGCGAAGAGTTTAGTTACAATATGCAGCTTGCAGGAATAGAGCAGTCTGCTCTTAATGCAAGAGATGATGTAAAGGAAAAATCAAAGTCTAAGCGTATTAGTCAACAAAATAGTGAGCAATCTAAATTAATAAATCAAAGGAAAAATAATTTACCACCGTTAAGTTTTGAATCTAACGAGGACAGCTTAGATGGGTTTGATATGGCTGAATTTGAGCCACGATAAAAATTAATTATTTTTTATATAAATTTGTAACAATTAAATTTAATTAAATGGAAATGAAAGTAAGAGCGATTGAAACAATCGAACCAAAAAGTGTTCAAGAAGTAGAAAAAGAATTACTTCAAAAGCATCAAGAAGAAATTAGTAATGTACAGGAAGAAGTACAAGAAGTTGTACAACCCGTGGAAGAAGATTTAAGTGAGGAGAAAGTTCTTTCATATATTGGTAAAAGATATAATAAGCAAATTAACTCATTTGATGAGCTAATGGCTGAACGTCAGGAGAACGAAGCTCTTCCTGAAGACGTAGCCGCTTATATGAAATATAAAAGGGAGACAGGACGTGGATTTGAAGACTTCATCAAGTTGAAGAAGGACTTTGAAACTATGAACCCTGATAATCTTCTTAAAGAATATCTTGCTATTACTCAAATAGGTCTTGACGAAGAAGACATTGATTCATTAATGGACGACTATAGGTTTGATGAGGACCTTGATGACGAGTCAAGAATCAAGAAGGTTAAAATAGCAAAAAAGAAAGTTATTGCTGAAGCCAAAAAGTTCTTTACCGAACAGAAGGAGAAATACAAACTACCTCTTGAGTCAAGTGGGTTAGGAGTTTCTCAAGAAGAGAAGGAAGAATTTGAGTCTTATAAGCAATACACTAAACAGGCGAAGACCATGCAGGAGGAAAATGACCGAAAGCGTAAGTGGTTTGACCAAAAGTCCGAAGAGGTCTTTAGTAAAGACTTTAAAGGTTTTGAGTTCAACATTAACGATAAG